CCTTAAAATTATCTGTATAAGTTATTTCTGATATAGATTCGGATATAAGAAATTTTCGAATATCAACAAACAATCCAAAATCAAATAATCCACTGGCTTGAATAGCATACTTTCTATCAGGAATTTTGGATTTCTTACCAAGACTCTTAGCTTTATGATTTACAAAAGAGGCAGATGCATCCTTTTCTGAGAAATGGTTACGAACAAACGTCAAGATTGAATCATCACAGATCAATCTTCCTTTTCTATAGGATTTGTCGTAGTCGAATGTGATCATTCCATTTCTAATTTTTTATGATCAATTCGATTTTTCATATCTTGATGAATCCAAGAAATCATATTCACTACACGATCCAGATATTCTATCAGGAATTCCAGTTCAGCAAGTCTTTCGTTGATATCTTCCAACTTGGAATCATTCTCAATGCCATCCAATGTAGTTTTTGATAAGTTGACAACACCTGACGCAACTCGACTTTCGATAAGAGCGTCTTTAATCTTCTTCTTAGCCTTGATAAGTTTTGATTTATCAATCTTTGCTAAGATCAAACGATAAATCCATGAATGTTTTACCGCTGGAATTCTTCTCAAGCGATCATCCATGTTAAAATCATCAAATTTTAGGAACTCGATTATCTCCTGTTGGTATTCTTCAAGTTTACTCATCTCGTATCTTGATAGTATAAATACATATATGAGATTGTCAATAGAAGAACAAACAAAACTTGCAAATATTTACGAAACTAAGGTGTTAGTTGAAATGGATGTAGCGGGAATTATGGGTGGTGCGCCAACTTCTGGTGGTAGTCTTGAGAATGTTGATGGTTATGCCGCTGGGGATAATAGGATTCCTAAAATCTTAGGTGGTATTCAGACTCGTAGGGGTCTTGCGAAGAAAAATGGTAAGAAAAAGAGGAAAGTTGGCACGAAATCTGCGTCCTAATAAGTTATTATAATTGTTATAACTACTTTATAACTATTTCTTATTCTTTATTGTACATTAATATATAATAACTATAACTATATTAATAGTACCTAGCCCGCCCACCACCCCTTAAGTATAACTACAATAACAGAAAGTCAATAGGGTAAATTGAAAATAGTTGAAAAAAGAAAATTTACTACTAATTAGTAGTAGTTAGTATAGTAAGTTATAGTTATTGTACAATAATAGAAAGAAACAAAATGGACAACACAACATGGAAAAACCTACCAGAAGATTACAGTGACATTTTCGGCTTCGTTTACATAATTAAAAATCATCACCCAGAAGCGATTAAAAAATACTACATAGGTTGTAAACAGTGTCAGAAAAGAGTGAAGAAGAAACCATTAAAGGGTAAAACAAGGAATAGAATACAGTTCAAGGATAATGATGTTCTAAAGTATTGGGGATCGTCAAAAGAATTACTAGCAGACATTGAGAATTATGGTATAGAACATTTCACAAGAGAAGTTATACAACTATGTGATTCAAAGTTTGATATGAAGTATTCTGAACTTCATTGGCAGTTACTCACAAATGCTTTATTGGATAGTAGGTTTTACAATGGGATCATTAACATTCGTCTAGTAGCACCGAAAAATTACGTTGACAAACCAAGAAGTCTCGATACACTCAATTTATGATTTTCATAAAAGAGTATAACGGTGTTGTTTTTGAAGACTTGGAATCCGTTTTTAAAAAAACCAATATAGATTTTTACAATTATATAACAGAAATGGGTATAGAAATAGATCTTTCCAAAAAGGATCAACAAAAAATATATCTACATCATTTTATAATTTATCTATGTAATGTTTTAAAGACCCATAATGATAAAATAATATTCCATATTAATTCATTTAATATTTGCGATATTCAGAAAAAAATAATTAAAAAGATTAAGAGAATATTTGGAATACGCATATGGGTGTCTCCCTATACTATTGATACGTTTTTGGAAAATTTGAAGAATCGTGATGTTACCATAACGGATTCTTTCGAATTATACTTAAACATCAAATCTAAACCAAAATCATTTAGACATATTAAAAAATATTTAGATAAGGAAGGCTTTACCAGTCTTTCAGATAGTTATTTCCAAGACATAGCAAACAAAATGGTTATTCTTTGTTAAATAATCAATATGAGTAAATTCCTTAATCTTATAGAACAGTTCGATCCACAAAACACTGAAGATCCCAAGTGGAAACTGATTGATTATCTTAAATCCAAAGGTGTTCATGTAGAACTTGTAAGGGATACCGATATGGTTCATATCCATACAGATGGTGATGTCATTGCGGTTAATGTTTCCATTCCAGAAGAAGAGGCTGAAAGTATTAATGCTGGAACTGGAACCTATGAAGTAGATCAAGAGGTTGAAAATCTTGGAAATAAGGCTAATAGCGGATTAAGAGGATTGGCAGCAAAAGCTTGGGGAACTCCAGCACAAAAAGCTAAAACAGCGGTGAAAGAGCGTCAACAAGT